TTCACCAACATATTTGTAGAAGTTACTTACACAGTTTCTAAAATCAGTAGCGTATGGTTGGTCTATTATATCAACATTTGAATCTCTTGTCAAGGTTGCAACCTGACCCTTAGCTGTGCTTGGGAATATTGTTGCTCCAGCGCTTGTCTTATATTTAAGATCAATTGGGAATGTATTAACTTCTGGTGTTAATATTTTCTGCGCGAATGGAACGGCTGCTCTAAACTCTGGGTTACCAACATCTGCTAAACGTAAATCATTAAATGGATCTACAACAAAACCATTCTTAAATCTTGACAATCCGTTCTCATCAAGTATTGTTAAATTCTGTGTGTCAGATTCTAATTGATTTAACGAGATGTAATAAGCCATGTTGTCAATCTTCTTCTCTAAAGAATGAAGATCTTTCATCGTGTAATTTTTAATTCCTGTTGGAACCATACTAATAGCGTATTCGCGTTTTCTTTGTGTGTCTGCTTGACGAGATGATAAAGCAGGGAAACCAGGAATTGTTACATTAGCAATTGCAAGTTTATCGCTTTCGATTTGAACAGGTGCAGGTATCTTTGATTCCTTACCTTTAACTATTTTAATCTCACCATAAGAGTCACAGACAATAGTATCAATACGCGCAAGGTAATGTTCGATGTCTGTTGTGATTCCGTCTTGAGCAGCAGGTATTAAAGGTGCACCGAAATCAGAGAACGTTGCAGTTAAGAAACCAACTGCGTTTGTAATTGGTCCTGCTAATATAACAGTAACATCGCCATAACCAACTGCAGTATCTTTGTCACAATGAGGCCTGAAATCTATACAGTCACGAAGGTTAAAACGTCTACCAGAGTCACTTGTATGTACCGGTATGTCATTTCTATCAAGGGTATTCGGATAACTATTAATATTAAAGAAGTAGCTACCAGTGGAAGGAGAGATCTGAAATACTTTTAATTTAACATATAAGTTATGAGTGCCGTCTTCTGGTTTAGGTCTACCTGGGATATGCTCCATATAAGAGATATCATAGAACTGATCTTTTTGGTTTGTCTTTAATCTAAAGCTGTTTGTAAAGTCTTCGTCAATTCCACCAAGACCTGTACCTATAGTTTTAATTTCTGTAATACCAAATACGTCTGGGAAACCTAAGCTATATTTTGAATTGCCTGCATTGGCGTTACCAGCATAACTAACTTTGACCCAAGGCTCTCGTACAATCTTATTATAAGAATCTACACCAGTAGAACCAACTAATCGTTTGTTATAATAAACATAAACCGGAGATGCTGCACCAGCGTCAATTGTAATATTTAATTCAGAATTGTTATTAGTAACAGTAACTGCTGAAGCTTCTCTAAATACATTATTTGTCTTTTCTACAACTAATATATCGTTTACTGTATTTTGACAAACAAAATCTTCACCGGGATTAGCAGTAATTGTAATTGCTCCACCAGTGTGAGTTACTTCTTCTTTTGCTCTAACAGGAATTAAAGTATCAGTCATATCAAACGTGCTGATCAGTCCGCTATCAAATATTAACGACTTTTTAGCTGCTTCTTGCAATACGCTATCAACTTGTATTGTACCATTACCATCAGAAACTTTAGCAAGATCTGCAATACTACCAGTCATTGATAGAGCAGATAAGTATAGTCTGTTTCTTGTTACGTTAACAGCGATCGCTTGACCGATTGAACTACCACCTGAGTCTTGTAAAGTAACAGGAGTATAATCTATATCAACATGACCAGTAATACTAGTGATGTTAACGTAATGACCATAGTCAGTACCAATAGATTGATTATCAACGATATCAGTGGTTGTTATTGGATCAATTTCAAATGATCGCTCTCCACTATTTTCTACACGGAAACCTTTAACATAAGCAGTACCTTGACCAACTAATGCATGGACTTTACTTGTAGCTTCACCTTGAGGTATTCTGTCATCGCTTCGTACTGGGAATTCTTCGAGTATATAGTTACCCGACTCTTCGTATGTTCTTCTTGCTAGCTCTTCGCCAATAGCATTATACTGAGATACATCTCTTAAGGTCACTGCGTTTCCGTTTTGATAACGAACGAGTGAGAAGAAGTCTGCATCTTCTTTTGCTTGTACAGGAGTTTTAACAGTTAAAGAAGGTACTAATTGTAATCGGTCTGCACCAGGTGCGTTTTGATTCTTAGATCCGAAAGCATTATCGTATAAACTATCATCTGTAAGTGCGTTAACAGTATTTTCTGCAATATGGAAACCAACTGATTTATCAGCAGGTATTCTATTATAATTTTCTACAATTAATATTTGTTCTGAAGCGTATAGGAAATGACCTTTTTGGAATATCACACCAGGAGATGATTCAATACCGAATGAGTTACCAACTGCATCGCTGTCATTCCAAACAGTTACAGAATCTGTACCAACTGTCGGTAAAATAACTGGTGTTGAAGTACTTAAAGGCTCATTTGTTCCACGCTTATACTTAGTTAAAGTAATATCAAACTTCTCACCTTGACTAAACTGTGAATATCCAGGAGTCGTATTTAAATATTTAATAAAGAATGTATTGTTAGGCGCGGTAGCAGCTGAAGTACCTTGAGAACCACGAACAGCTGAAATGATTTGTGCTCTTAGTCCTGAAGTTTGTCCAGTCATTACATAAACATTATCGACTTCTTGTTCTTGGCCACCAGCTACAGGTTCGATAACAACTTTACTAATATATAATGTTGGATTAAAAGTGGTAACTGTACCTTCTTTTAATTTAACGTATTTTAAATCGTCAATATTAGTAAACGTGCAACCTTTGACAATACTACCTTCTTTAAAGATATTATCACCAAATTGCTGAACCTGATTTTGAAGTATAGACTGTAACTGTGTTAGCTCACGAGCTTGAACCGCAAAACCGGGCTTGAACAAAATGCGATTAAACTGCTTATCTTGATCGTAATCGTCAAAATAAGGCGATTGGTTGAGATTTGTGTTAATAGGCATTTATTTTATTTCCTTAAAATTCCAGTACAAACTTAAATTCCTCACGAGATAAGTCGGTTCTTGCAAGTGGGAAGAAGTTTTCCATAAAGTAAACTTCACCAGTTCGTTGCATATATTTGGATAGTGTTACGTTGTCCTCTACAGGATTATTTATTTCAATTGTCTGGCCTGTTTCATTTCTAAACGATAGTGTTAGATCTAAAGGAGTATCTGCAATATTATTTGTATGCAACGCCGCGCCAGTATCTATGTTATTTGTATATGGTCCGAGATACTCTGCAATATAAACTGTATTGCTTGTTGCGTCGATCTCGTGTATTTTACCGCTAAAAGTTGTTTCATTACTACTATTAACTTGAATAATAGTACCATTAGCCGTTATTTTATCATAGTCATCAGTTACAACTGCTATTCTATTATCTACAATATTCTCACTATAGCCAGTGTCGAATGAAGGTGTTCGTACTATTCCAACACCACCATAAGTATTAACATCACCAATCATAGTATTATCTTCGGCAGTAATATAAGCATATAAAGAGAAGTGTTTACATCTGAACTCATCGATTAAATTAAATCCATGACCTCCAGCTGGTGATAAACGAGGTCGTATCTCAGCTCGGATGTCAGTCGTTGTAGTATCTTCTGGATCAAAACTATAAGCCGGATCTACAACTAATGCAGTTGCGTTTGTATAGTCACTACCTTCTTTTAAAACTGTTAATGTTTGAATACGGTTATTAGTAATTCTTGGTATAGCAACTGCACCACTTCCATCACCAATAACATCAATTCGTGGGAATATTTGGAAGTTTGCGTTAGATGCTGCACCAGAGATATCAGGAGAAACAGCTCCTGTTATTAATTCTGTGCCTACTCTTATTTCAGCATTACCTGTATTAACATTATAATCATAATAAGTTATTACCCATAATCTCGAAACACCATCATTTGGATTTGTTGAATACAAGTACTGACCAGTATAATAATTTCGTATTGGACTATATTCTGTTGAAGGTTCTACAATAATAACACCACTTTGAAATGGTGATAGTGCAAATGCGCCGCGTTCTACTGTATAACCAAAGTTATCGTCTGGATTAGTTACAACAACATCTGAAACTGTGCTTTGAGTAGTTGGTACTGGATTATTGGGAGTAGGTGTAGGTGTAATCGGAATGTAACCAATTGCATTATAAGCGTCAAACTCTAAAGATGAGATAGAATACATAAACTTCCAAACGTATCCATCAGCTGTTGAATAAATTTGATTTGAATTTGTTACGTCATAATTAGGTGGTGTATTTGCTATAGCACCATTATTATTATTCAGACATTTATAAACACGATAATCACCAGTATCATTATCGTTAGGGCCAACAACAGCGTAAAATCTTTGGCCAGTTAAATCTGCTTCGTCATCGTACTCAACATAAGATTGGCCAACCTGCCAAGGGTAATATTTTATCATAAAGTGAATATCACTTTCAATTACCTTTTTGGCAAATAGAGTTCTTTCTAAGAAGCCGCGTTTTGATTTAACTGAGTCTGATGGAGTGAACCCGTCTATCCCAGAAACAAACAACCAATAGTCATTATTAACGAGGTCGTCAATAAACAATCGGGTAACGTCTGTTTTAAAGCTATTTGAAAGTATTTCTGGCATGGTATTTTATATTCGACTCTAGGTGTTTTTATTATTTATAATGGGCCTTAGGAAGAGAAAGAAACCTTTCTTCTAGGCCAGACAGATCCAGAGGTCGGTCTCCTTTTATGTTGTGTTTGTTCGGAACCACCAGCGATATATTTACCGCTTCCCATTCTGATTCCCCATGGAATATGAATTCTTAATGGTTGTGTCCCAGCTAGAACAGTTAAGTCTGCTCCACCATTACTGCTATCACCATCTTTAATTCTATTAACTTCTGTTGAAGAGTATAATTTACTTGAAGATATATTTTTAGGCGATAATCTAGCTTGACCGACATTAGGGTCCATCGTGCCTATTTGATTTTCAAAGTCAATATTAGTCACTATATCTTCTATTAAGTTTTCTTTAGCATGTTTTTGTATTAATTCTTTGAGTTGTGGAATAGTTGGAAATTTACCTCTCTGAGTAACATACCAATCTAAAAATACTGCAGCACAACCAGCAGCTACTGGAGCAGCACAACTTGTTCCACTAAAATAACCCCATCTGCCATCACTATAAGCTTGAATTGGATATGATGTCCACGTTTGCGCTCCATAAGAAGCTATGTCAATCATTGGGCCTCTGTTACTATAATCATCTAATAATCTGTTTGTGTCGTCTTGTTGACAAGCAGCAACTGTGAATTGATTATCTCCACCATTAATATATGTTCTAAGCGGATAATTATTAAATGCCCCAGGGTTTGCATTTGAACTAAAATTATTTGTTTGGCCAACAACAGCATTAATAACATAAGGACTATTGCCGTCTTGCCTAACAATTGTGTTCCATCTGTTATCACCTGGATCAACTGCAACATGAGCATTATTACCAGCGCTTTTAAAATGATATATTCCTTCGTAAGCAGCAAACTGGCCCATAACTGTATCCCATGTCGCCCAGCGTAACGAGTTTGGTACTGACATCATCCACTTATCAGTATTATCTGCAGGGTCATTAATAACTCTTGGAATAATACCAGATCTAAAGAATGGTCTAAGATCTTGACCCCAAGTTGTAGTATCCTTAACACCTGATATAGTTCCAGTCATTGCTGAATGAAATCCACAAATATAATGCAATCCTATAGTTGCGTCAGGTAAGATAAAAGATACTTCTGATGTACCTTGTCCTGTTACTCCAGAATATAGATTACTAGTAGATCCACTAGACGGTGAAGTTTTAACATAGAGAGGATGCGCACCGACTGCATTGTTAGTTATTGTAATTCTATCGCCCGGTCTTCCCATAATGCCTCTATTGCCTAGAGGTGTTGATGCTGTAGATCCGTTATATAATCGATCGCTGCCTGTAACTATATATTCTGCAGAACCTGTGGCAGTCATTGTAATATTAAATTCTTCACCTTCTAAGTAACCGCCTCTGTCATACCTAGTAGTGGCATTAGTAACTGGATCTTTTGCTTCTATATATGAACAATCTTCAATATCAAAAAACCTCGTATGCTCTAATCCGCCAAAGCCCCATGCTCCAGTAACAACTGTTGCATTACGAACACCAGTAATAGGATTAATAGGTTTGGCAATGTGCCATGAAAGAACTGCATAATAAACAGAAGCTGTTGTTTCACCACCAAGATATATTAATCTTAACGAAGAGTTTTTACCCCAACCGCAATATTTACCACCAGCTGCACTAAGTACGCCAGCTGCATGATATGTAAAATAACCGATGCCAGCACCGTTAGGATTACTAATTTGGTTGTTTAAAACAGTGTTTATAGATGAGTTTATATCGGACCAATCCATAGGAACAAACCTACTAGTAGTACTATCTAACTCTTGAAAGTCAACATGACTTTGATGATTTTGAGCAGCTGCGTCTGCTGTGTCTCCTGCTTCAACTGCAACTATATCAACATAGTCACCCATAAAATTTGATTTAACTGTATCCTCAAAGTTTGTATCACCAAAATATCCTATAGGCGGGTTAAAACCTGTAGCGCCTTTAAACTCACTAGTAAAAAACATATTTGAACCAGTATAATCAGCACCGTCGTTACCGCCGGATGGATAGTATCTTGCTCTATATTCTGTAGTTGGTGTTTCGTACCTTGGAATACTTGTTGGATATGAATCAGGCTCAGCTACTAATTCTATATGACATTCTATTACTTTTGGACTTGCTTCTAGCGTTGCTGCTTCTGCTTCCGTTAATTTCATAACTAAACACATATCAAAGAGGTCAAGATTATCATGACAAACCATACCTGCTGCTTCGTTAGCAAGAAATGCTGCTTCGTCAGTACCGGGTTCTAATAATATGTTATAAAATTGCTTATCCATTTATTAAGACTCTAATTGTAATGCGTCGATCGTAACTTGAACTGTCCCTGTTGTTCCCGAGTTATTTTGAACTGCTACAGGAACTGTTGTTTCTGAATTATCAAGCCAACCAATAATTGATGGTGTAACTTTAAATACTTGTGTACCTGAAGTCGTTGAGATAAATTCTGCAATAACACCTGAACCATCTGCTGGGTCAGTACCTTGTGTTCGGGATGCGTCTGCTGTTCTTGATGCTGTATCAGAATAAATCCTTACCCAACATTCTTTATTAACAGTAACTTTAAGTAATCCAAATGATTTACCGAGTGTTGAGAATTCAATACTACCACTCGCGCCATCAGCGATCGAGCTTGTTGTTTCGGCTTCATTTACACGACTAGCTGCTCCGCCACTACTACCACTTGCTGATGGATCTGCAATAACAATATCACCAATCATTCCACTATGAACATTACAGATATACTTATATGTACCACTTATATTGCCTGGGATCTTCCAGAATAATGTACCTGTAGTTTTACCTTGTGCAGATGAACCTGTTGTCTTTGTTCCATCAGGAGCATAATGAATAAGTCCTGTATTATAAGCAGTGCTTCCATTAGGTTGTCTTATTTCTAATGGGTGTGATGATGTTACACCGTCAATATTAATTGCGATCGTTTCACCAGCTGTTGCATAAATTGTTGGATTATTTCCAGGTAATTGGTCAATTAAGTATTTAGAACTATCAGGTCCTGTCATTACATAATTGCTTTTTGCTTGTAATGCAATATCATGCACATCTAAATCAGCAAGAGCGA